GGTGACGCGGCGGCGCCGAAATCCGCTAGTAATAGCACCGAATATTATTAGGTCAGGCAAGGCCCGCCGCCGTGAGGCCCGCCGTGCCCGGCTGGCCGTTTGCCTAGATTTCGATGGCGTCTTGCACGCCGGCGCCTGGGCTGGCGCCCCTGAGCTCATCACCGGCAAGCCCTTGCCGGGCGTCCGCGACGCCGTGCGCGCCATGCGCGGAAGCGTGCGCCTCTATTGCCTGAGCGCTCGCACGGCCACGCCCGAGGGCCTCCTCGCCGTCGGCGATTGGCTCCTCGAGCACGAGATCCTGGGGCTCGAGGTTGTCGCAACCAAGCCGGTCGCCGACGTCTACGTTGACGATCGCGGCATCAGGTTCGACGGCTGGCCGCGCACGCTCACCCTCATCACCCGCGCCCTCGGCGAGGTCCTCGATGGCTGACGCCGCCCCGCTCATGGGCCTCCGCGAATACGCCCGGCACCGGAAGGCGGCCGGCCTGGCCGGCTACAGCCTGAGCACGGTGCAACGCGCCATCGAGGATGGCCGGATTCCCTACATTGAGCGGAAAGGGCGCAAGCTCATCAACGCGGCCGAGGCCGATGCGGCTTGGAAGGCGAACACGCGGCACCGATCCGATCGGCACGGCGACGAGGCCGGCGACGCGCCGGCGAAGTCACCGGCCGAGGAAAAGGCCCGAGGCGGCCCGCCGCCCGGCTCGCCGGCGGCGCTCAAGGCCGAGGAGACCGCTCTCAAGATCGAGCGGCAAAAGCTAGAGCTGGCCGAGAAGCGCGGCGAGCTCGTCAAGCGCGCCGACGTGCGGCGCGAGCTATTCGACCTCGTGCGCCGTGCACGTGACCGGATTCTCAACGTCCCCGGCCGCATCGCCGCCCAGGCGGCCGCCGAGGTCGAGGAGCGCAAGGTCGAGCAAGTGATATCTGCCGAGCTCCGCGTCGCTCTCGAGGAGATCAGCGAGGAGGCCAATCTCGCCATCAAGGAGGCGACCGATGACAAGGGAACAGCATGAAGCGCACACAATCCTAGCCGAGGCGATCAGGCCCGAGCCCCAGCTCCTCGTTTCGGAATGGTCTGACCGCTACCGGCTCCTCGGGCAACGTGCGAGCGCCGAGCCTGGACCCTGGCGCACCGCTCGCACGCCATACCTCCGCGAGATCCTCGACGCACTGAGCCCTCACGACCCGGCCGATATCATCGCCGTCCAGAAAGGCGCCCAGCTCGGCTTTACCGAGGCCGGCAACAATTGGCTAGGCTTCGTCATCGACCATGCGCCCGGTCCCATGCTCTATATCCAGCCGACGATCGACATGGCTCGCCGCACGAGCAAGCAGCGCGTCGCGCCGATGCTCAACGAATCGCCGCGCCTGGCCGGCAAGGTCCGCGACAACCGCAGCAGGGACAGCGGAAACACCATGCTCGCGAAAGAATTCCCCGGCGGGATCGTCGTCATCACCGGCGCCAACTCGGCCGTCGGCCTCCGCTCGATGCCGGCGCGCTACCTGTTCCCCGATGAGATCGACGCCTATCCTCCCGACGTCGATGGCGAGGGCGACCCGCTCGAGCTCGCCCTCGCTCGCACGCGCACCTTTCGCCGGAATCGCAAGGTTTTCATGCCGAGCACGCCGACGACCAAGGGGATCAGCCGCGTCGAGGCCTGGTATCAGCGCGGCGATCAGCGCCGGTATTACGTGCCGTGTCCGCATTGCGGCGCCTTCCAGCTCCTCGAATGGGCGCGCATTGAATGGGACAAGGATGACGACGGGAAGCACCTACCCGACACGGTGCGGCTCTCGTGCGAGGCCTGTCATGCCGCGATCCCTGAGCACCACAAGGCCGAAATGCTGGCCGCCGGCGAATGGAAGGCGACGGCCGTGCCCGAGGATCGTCGCGTCCGGTCCTATCAAATCAGCGCGCTCTATTCGCCGCTCGGCTGGTATTCCTGGGCCGACGCCGTGCGCGACTTCATCAAGGCCAAGCGGGAAGGCCCGGCGAGCCTCAAGGCCTGGGTAAACACCGTGCTCGGAGAAACCTGGGAGGAGGAGGGCGACGACCTCGATGGCCATATCCTCTTGCAACGCCGCACCGCATACCCGGCCGAGATCCCGGCCGAGGCTTGCCTCATCACCGCCGGCGTCGATATCCAGGCCGACCGCATCGAGCTCGAGCGCGTCGCCTGGTCGCCGCTCGAGGAGAGCTATGGCGTGCGCTATACGATCTTACACGGCGACACCGACCAAGCCGACGTATGGGATCAGCTCGACGAGGTCCTCGCCGAGACCTTCGAACACGAGCACGGCGCCCGCCTCGGCCTGGCCGCCGTCGCGATCGACGCCGGCTATAAAACCTCGCAAGTTTACGAGTTCGTCAAGCAACGCCCAGGCCGCCGGATCTTTGCGGTAATGGGCAAGGATGGCCCGAGCCGGCCCATGGTCTCCTCGCCCAGCGCCAAGCGCTCCGGCCGCGACCGCCGCCCGGTGCGCCTGTTTACGCTCGGCGTCGATCAGCTCAAGGCCCTCACCTACTCGCGCTTTCGGATCACCGAGGAGGGCGCGGCCTACTGTCACTTTCCCCTGGGCCAAGGATATGACGAGGAGGTTTTTAAGCAGATGACCGCCGAGCGCGTCGTCATGCGATACACTCGCGGCGTTGGCTATCCGGCCTGGGTAAAGAAGCGCGCCCGCAACGAGGCCCTCGATTGCCGTTGCTACGCGCTCGCCGCGCTCTATATCCTCGGCACGCCGGCGCTCAAGTCGGCCGCTCGCCGCCTGGGAATCCTCCGCGACCGCATCGACGACGAGGCCACCGGCCGCCGCCGCCGGCGTCGCAACTCCTGGGCGATCGGCTGGAAAAAGTAGCGCACCCGCCGGCGAGCTCCCGGCGACCCGCCGGCGAGCTCCCAGCGTCGGCCGACCTGAGAGCCCTAGACACTCCTGACGAGAGCCGCTAGAGATCCCCGCGAAAGGTTGGCCGGCCGGTTGCCTGAGCTCAAAGAGCAGGGCGCCGGCGGCCGGCCGCTCCCAGGGAGGCGCTTTGGCTCACTCAATACCAAGCCAGGAGCTCACCGAGATCCGCGCCGGCGATACAGCCACGTGGACGAAATCCCTTAGCGATTACCCGCCCGCGAGCTGGACCCTCTACTACGCCCTCGTCAAGGACGACGCCCAGGAGACAATCACGGCCTCCGACAACGGCGACGGCACGCACCTCGTCGAAGTCGCGCCGACCGCCACCGATGACTGGGGGATCGGCACCTACTTCCTGCAAGGCTACGTGGAGAGCGCCGGCGGCGCACGGCACACCGTCTATGAGGGTTATCTCGAGGTGAAAGCCGGCCTCCACCTGAGCGGCTACAGCAGCGGACACGAGACCCGCAGCACCGTCAAGCGCACCCTCGACGCGCTCGAGGCCGTCATCCTCGGCAAGGCCAGTAAGGACCAGCTCAATTACACGATCGCCGGCCGCAGCCTTTCCCACCACTCGCCCGCCGAGCTCCTCGAATGGCGCCGCGAATATCGGCGCCTCTGGCGCGACGAGCTCGCCGCCCTCGACCGCGAAGCCGGCAAGAGCCCAAAGCGGCATGTGAAACTTCAGCCGACGAAAGCGAGCTAGACCATGGGCCTCCTCGATCGCCTTCGCCGCCGCCCTACAGCCGAGCCCGTCGAGGCCACGCCCCAGCCGCCGGCCAAGAGCACGCCGCGCAAGATCTTCGTCATCGACGGCGCCGGCGCCTTCGAACGCGCCTACAACGCCGCGAGCCTAGATCGACTCTCGAGCACCTTCGCCAACACTCCGCGCACCTTCGACTCCCACGTTTACGCGAGCCTCAAGGTCCTCCGCGCCCGGTGCCGGGAGGCCTCCCGCGACGAGGGCCTTGCCAAGCGTTTCCTCGGCCTCCTGGGCAACAACGTCGTCGGCCCTGACGGCATCCAATTGCAGGCGCAGCCCCGCGACGAGGATGGCAACCTTGACCAGCTCGCGGCCGACGCGATCGAGGATGCTTGGTCACTATGGTCGCGCCCGGCAACCGCCGACATTCGCGGTCAACTCAATTGGCCGACGATTCAAAAGCTCGCACTCCGCACCGTCGCACGTGACGGCGAGGTCCTCCTCGAGGAGGTCATCGGCTCCCAGGCCGGCGCCTACGGCTACAGCTTGCAACTTGTGGACCCCGAGCTCCTCGACCTCGAGCTCAACAGTGAGCTCGGCGGCGGCCGGCGCATTACCATGGGAGTCGAATTCGATGCCTATAGCCGCCCGGTCGCTTATCACCTGATCGACCCGGCCGCCTCTCACTCCGCGCTCACAACCGGCGGTTACTATCACGCCGGTCAGCCGCATCGCCGCGTTCCAGCCTCGCGAATGATCCACCTGTTCCTTCACGAGGACCCTTGGCAGACTCGCGGCGTCCCCTGGATGGCCGCCGCGCTCGCCAGGATGCAACAGCTCGGCGCCGGCCTCGAGGCGGCCACCGTCAATTTCCGCGTCGGCGCCCTCAAGGTCGCTTTCATCGAAACGCCCGAGGGCGAGCTCGAGACCACGAGCACCGAGAGCGACGGCTCACCGCTCGACGAGCTCGAGCCGGGCACCATGGAGATCCTGAGCGCCGGGCAAAAGGTTCACGGCTGGGACCCGAAATATCCCGACGGCGAGCTCGCCGACTTCGTAAAGGGCATCAAGCGCGACATATCGAGCGGCTTGGAAACGAGCTACATGAGCCTGAGCTCGGACCTCGAGGGAGTCAGCTTTTCGGCCGGCCGCCTCGGCCGCCTCGACGATATCGACGTGTGGCAGGGCGCTCAGGCCTGGCTCAGTTACGCGCTCAATCAGCGCGTCTATGAGCGCTGGCTCGCAATGGCCCTGACCGCCGGCGCTATCCGCGTGCCAGCACGCGGCGGCGGCGAGCCTAAGCCGCTCGGCCTCGAGCGTATCGAGAAATACCGCAACACGCGCTGGCAGGGGCGCGGCTGGGATTCCGTTGACGAGCTCAAGACGACCATGGCCGCCGGCCAGGGTATCGCCCTCGGCCTCACCACAATCAGCGAGCAGATCCGCAAGCGCGGCCGCGATCCGATGGAAGTATTCGAGGAGCGCGCCGCCGAGCTCGACGAGCTCGACCGCCTGGGCATCCGGCCGCCCGATCCGGCGCCCCTGACCGCCGAACAGCTCGCCGGCGTCACCGGCGACGCCAAGGAGGATTAGCATGGCCCTCACCCTCAACCGCCGCGCCAAACTCAACGCGGCCGCGATCATATCGGCCGGCCTGATTGATACGAGCGCCAACTTCCAGCCCACTCCCGAGGAGCTGGAAACCCTCTATCCGCAGGCCGGCCAGTATTTTCTAGGCCTCGATCCCGAGCAGCCCGAAGCCGATCCGGTGCGCTGGCGCTGGCCGACGGGCAGCTTCATCGCCGGCGAGTTTCACGTCAGCCGCGCCGCCCTCGAGGCTTGCGCCGCCGGCGAAATCGACGCGGCCACCGTCCGCCAGGCGGCCGAGGAGCTCCTCGGCCTCATCGACGTCGGCCTTGCCGATGGCGACGGCCTTAGTGCCGAGCAAGCCGCCGAGCTCCTCGATGAAGCGGCCGCCGCCGCCGATGACGACGGCGACGACGGCGGCGGCAAGGATGACCCGACACAGCCCGAGGATGCCGGCGGCGGCCAAGGCGACTCGAAAACCGAGGGAGAGATCATGGAGCGACTCACCGGCGAAACCCTGGCCCGCGCCCTACAGGACCGCAAGCCCGAGGCCCTCGCCCAGGTCCGCGCCGACATGCGCGCCCGCCGCGAGCTCCGATCTTGCGAGGAGGTGCGCGAGGTTTTCGGCACCGATCATTTCTCGAGGACTGTCTCAATCCGCGCCGCCGACGTAGACCTCAAAACGCGCCAGGCGCGCCTGAGCTTCTCGAGCGAGGAGCCCTATGAGCGCTGGGGTTGGGAGGGTCCTTATCTCGAGGTGCTCGGCCATGAGGCCGGCGAGGTCGATCTCGACCGCCTCAACGCCGGCGGCGCCCTGCTAGTCAATCACGATACGGCCGACCAAGTCGGCGCCATTCGCGAGGCCGAAGTTGGCGAGGATCGCATGGGGCGAGCCCTCGTTGAATTCAGTCAGTCGGAGAGGGCCAGGGAAATCCTTACCGACGTCGCCGATGGCATCCGGCAAAATACCAGCGTCGGCTATATCGTCGAGCGGATGATCCTGATTGAGGAGCGGGAGGATGGCCCCGACGTTTACCGCGTCGTGCGCTGGTCTCCGCTCGAGGTCAGCATTGTCCCTATTCCCGCCGATCCGACGGTCGGCGTATCTCGCGAGCTCGAGCTCGCCGGCCGTCAGGCCGCCACCGCTTCCCAGGAGGGAATCACAATGAATCCGAAAGAAATTCAGACCGCACGCGACGAGGCCCTCGCTACCGAGCGCGAGCGCGTTGCCGGCATCACCGCCCTCGGCGATCAGCATGACATGGGCGACCTCGCCCGCGAGCTCATCGCCGACAACACCGAGCTCGACGCGGCGCGTGAGCGCTTCCTCACGGCCATCGCCGACGGCGCCGGCCCGCCCGTGCGCGGCGGCGGCAAGGATGATGAGATCGGCCTCACGCCCAACGAGGCGCGGAGCTTCTCGGTCCTTCGCGCCGTGCGCGCCCTGTTCGCCCGGCACAACTTCGAGGGCTACGGCCGCGCCGATATCGATGCGGCCGGCTTCGAGCTCGAATGCTCCAAGGCCGTCGGCCAGGGTCTCGGCCAGGAGGCCCAGGGCATCCTGATTCCGATGGAAGTCATGCGGACCCCGCTCGAGGACCCGCAGGCTCGCGCCGCGCAGGCGCTTCGGATGCTCGTGACCGGCCAGCGGGATCTGAACGTCGGCACCGATTCGGCCGGCGGCTATCTCGTCGGCACCGAAACGCTCGGCATGATCCCGATGCTCCGTAACAAGGCGCTCGTGCTTCGCCTCGGCGCGACGGCCCTGGGCGCTTTGAACGGCGACCTCGCGATTCCGCGTCAGACGGGCGGCGCTACGAGTTACTGGGTGTCGGAGGGCAACGCGCCCACCGAGAGCCAGCAGACCCTCGGACAGCTCGCGCTCACTCCGCACACGTGCGGCGCCTACACCGACGTCACGCGCAAGCTCATCAAACAGGCCTCGATCGACGCGGAGGCCTTCGTCCGTGATGACCTCATGCAGACCATCGCGATCGAGCTTGACCGCGTTGCCATCGAGGGCACCGGCGCGAGCGGCGAGCCCCTGGGCATCCTGAACACCAGCGGCATCGGCGTCCAGGGTCCCGAGACCAACGGTAGCGCTCCCGATTGGGACGATATCGTTGGCACCTTCCAGGAGGTCGCCGTCGATAACGCCGACGTCGGCACCCTGGCCTGGCTCACCAACGCGGCTAATGCGGCGAAGCTCATGGCGACGGCCAAGGGCTCGAGCGGCGATCCTCCCTACATCATGGAGCGATTCGGCGCCGACGGCTTCGGCGAGATCATGGGCCTCCGCGCCGGCGTGAGCAACAACGTGCCGGCCGACCTGACCCAGGGCACCGGGACCTCTCTGAGCGCGCTGATCCTCGGCAACATGAAGGATCTCGTCGTCGCTCAGTGGGGAACCGTCGATCTGACCGTCGATCCGTTCACGCACAGCAACACCGGCACGCTCCGTATCGTCGCGTTGACCGATCTGGATATCGGTCTCCGGCACCCGCAGAGCTTCGCCGCCAAAAAGGACTGCATCACCACGCTCTAGGCCTGACGCCTGGCGCCTGGTAGTGCGCGAGACCACGCCGGCGCCCTGAGCATTTCAGGGCGCCGGTATCGAAAACCGCCCAAGCCTCGGAGGGATACCATGGGCAGCGCAATCTAGGATCTCCTGAACAATGTGACGATTACCCAGGTCATCGAGAACGACCTCGTCGCGCCGACCATCGACGCCGACGGCTCGAGCGTCGATATGGTCGGCTATGACGCCGTCACCTTTCTCGTCGATCTCGGCGAGAGCAACGACACCCTGAGCGGCTCGGTAATGATCGAGCTCGAGGTCGAGGAGAGCACCGACGACAGCACCTTTACCGACGTCGCCGATGCCGACCTCAGCGACGTCGTAGCCGGCACCAATGACGGCTGTTTCGGCGTGATCGACGCCGCCGCCGAGGATGCGGCGATCTTCTCGACGACCTATCGCGGGACCAAGCGCTACGTGCGCCCGGTCATCAACGTCACCGGCACGCACACCAACGGCACCCCGATCGGCGTCATCGCGATCCAGCACAAGACCAACCTCCTGCCGGCGTAGGAGCGGCCTGAGCCTGGGGCGGCAACGCCCCAGGCCTCGGCTATGGGAGCGGCCATGCTATCGACAAAGAACGCCGGCGCGCTCGCCGGCAAGAACGCAAGGAGCGAAAACATGAAACCGAGAAAAATGGTGCCGGTGCGCGTGCTCCGCTCCACCGTCGCGAGCGGCGTCAACCTGGCCGAGGGCCAGACCGCCGAGATCAGCCCGACAGATTTCCGCGTCCTCGAGACCCTGGGCAAGGTCGAGCTCGACGGCGAGGCCCTCGAGGCCGACGCCCGAGAGAGCGAGAAGCCCGAGGGCGAGCTCGCCGAGGATTCACCCGTCGAGGCCCTCGAGCTCGGTGACGGCCCGGTTGCCGGACTCCACGAGGCCGGCCTGGCCGAGCTCGGCGCGCTTGCCGACTTCATCGCCGCCGGCGAGGACCTCACCAAGATCGAAGGTGTCGGCAAGGCGACCGAGAAAAAGATCGTCGCCGCGCTCGAGGCCGCCGGCCTGATCGAAGGCGAGGCCTAGCGTGCCGTTTACCGAGGATCTCGCCCCATTCTTCGACTCCGATGAATTCGGCTCCACCGTGACGCATGGTGCAACCACATTCGTCGGGATTTTCGACAATGGATTCAGCGAGGTCCTCGGCGCGGCGAGCTCTCACCCGACCCTGACTTGTAAGACCTCCGACGCCCCGGCCGTCGGCGAAACGATCACGATAGCCGGCACTGATTACACGATCATGGTTCACGAGCCCGACGGCGTTGGCGTCACTGTCCTCGAGCTCGAGG